ATAACCTAATGTCAGAAGCTAAATTTCTTATAACCAAATGCATGTTGATGCCTAGTGAGAGTTCTTCTCTAAAAGAACCTTACGAACTAGGTCTTGGAAATCCTATTATCGATTATTATGAAAGTGTAGAGAGTCCATCAATTTCAATGACTGTCACTTTTATTGATATTGATCAAGTCATAGGTCGAGAAGGAATCACTGGTGGTGAGTACATTGATCTGACAGTCAAAGATGGGGATGTTGATGAATTTAAAATCACATCTAAAAAACAAAAGTTGATACTCAACTCTGTGAGAAACATGATAACTGAGACAAATAAACAGGTTGCAACTTTGGAGTTCGTTTCAGTCGAATCAATCATTAATGAGACTGCAAGGGTGAATAAAAAATATACTGGCAATGTCTCAAGCACCGTTGAAGAATTATTAAAAGGTGACACAAAAGGGATTCAAAGTTCTAAGGAATTGGAAAAAGATGATGCCCTTAACTCATATTCATTTGTTGGTAATTTAAAAAGACCTTTTGACACAATTCAATGGTTGTGTCCAAAAACTCAATCATCAGCAAAAGATTTTGGTTTTTTATTTTATGAAACTTTGGATGGTTTTGTTTTTAAATCAATTAAGAGTTTATTAGAGCAAGAACCGATAACATATACTCAAACAGATAAACCTGGCGATCAAGGTTTCTTCAAAATTTTACAAAATAATTTAAATCAAACAAATGATATTGGCATGAACATGAGAATGGGAATGTACGCCAATCGAACTTTGTATATTGATATTGAGAATCAAACATTTGAAGAGGTTGATTTTAAAATTTCTCAATTAGATTTAAAAAAACCACCTAAATTATTAGATGGTATTGAGGATTTTCCAACTCGATTGATGCTTCGTGTAAATGATTTTGGAGTTGCACAAAAGGGTGCAAAGAAAGATGAAGTTCAACCATTAAGTGAGCTTGCCGTTTATCAAAATAAGTCTTATGTTAGGAATAACTTATTATTTTCACAGTCTATAAATATCTCAATTCCATTAAATACGACTTTGAGGGCTGGAAATATTATTAATATTAGATTACCAGTCAAAAAAGATGATAAAGGTTCTAAAACAGATTCTTATGGAAATGAGAGAACGAATGACCCCAGTGGTAGATACTTAGTATCTGAATTACACCATCTAATTGGTGGTGGTAGTGCTGAAACACAACTTAAATTAATTCGTGATGTATTCACCGCTTAAATAGTAAAAAATAGCTAATCTTATGAAATCAATCGAAGACCATATGGAACACGATAAGAAAATTATCGATGATCCACAAGCAAATCCAGCAGCAAGAAGACATGCTAAAGAGGAGTTGCATGAATTAGAGGAATATGCAGAACATCATAAAGAGGAGATCGCAGCAGGCGATCATCATGATCCAAACGCCTTAGAATTATTCTGTGACAACCATCCAGATGAACCTGAGTGTTTAATTTACGACGACTAACAGATGTATCAACCATCAACTAATTTTATAGGAAAAGATCCAATGCGGTGGTGGATCGGTCAAGTGACTGATCCAGAGAAAGGAAAGTGGGGAGATTCCTTAGAAAAGAAAGAAGCTGAAGATGATAAAGAAATTTATTCACATCGTTGTCGTGTTCGTATTGTTGGATATCATGGATGTGAGGATGATCTAAAAGATGAGGATCTACCTTTAGCTCATGTTTTATTACCACCAAATACCTCAACAACTGGCGGACAGGGACAATCAATGCAGTATCAAGGTGGAGAAGTTGTGGTTGGATTTTTCTTTGATGGTGATGATGGTCAACAGCCAGTTATCTTTGGAACATTATTTAAACAAACTTTCATTAAGGATAAACTGACAAACGCAGAGTTTAATGCAAAGAAACAAACTTGTTTTAAACCTTACACACCACCAGCGGTGAGAGAATCTGCTGGTAAACATGTAACTTACAATTCTGGAAATAAAAAAGCTGAGTGGTCTGGAGGATGTGTTCCAGCTGCTGGTGCTGGAACTAAAAAATGTGTTTCACAAGATCAATTTAATGAGGCTACAAATATTAGAGTTGATAATGCCACTGCATGTCAAGATAATGAGTTATCAAAGATAACAAATACAATGAAGGATTTTACCCAAAAACTAAAAACCCTTCAAAAATTAAATTCATCTGACGTATTTGTAAATCCAATTTACGGTGGCATTGTTGATATACAATCGGAGGTAAAATTAACAGCAAATAAACTCCAAAATTCTATGTCAAGAATAGTCCGTCGTGGCCGTTCTTGGGTTATAAATGATACATTAGATAAATTATCGAAAACTTTAAAAGATAAAACTCCGTTGCCTTTAAGAGCACCCGCTGGAAAAGCAACTAAAGATTTAACCGATGTGATGTTCTGCAATTTTGAAAAAATACAGGATGAATTATTAGATTATCTTTCCAAAAGTTTGGAAAATATGATCGGTCAAGTATTAGATATTCCCACATGTGGTATTGAAAACTTCTTGGGTGACATGTTTGGACAAATTAATAATATTTTAGATACACAATTGGGTGGTTTATTTGATCAATTAAACAATATTCAAGGTGGCGGAATCGCTTTACCAAGTAAAACTTTTTCAAAAGGAATTAAGTTCGCAAACATAATCACAAATGCTCTTGAATGTGATGCACAAAACTGTCCAGATAATTCTACATATTCATCAAAAAGTGGAGTTGGTTTATCAATTGAGGATAAGTTTGATGATATCATTAGTAAGATGGGAATAAGTTCTTTATTAGATTCTACTTTGAGCAATATTGAAGATGCAATTCCAGCATTACCAACTAAACCAGATTGTGATACAAATGTTCTTAAATGTGGGCCACCTAGAGTTGACTTTATTGGGGGTGGTGGTCAAGGTGTAACTGGTAGTGCGATTGTAAATGTCTTAGGACAGGTGATTGGTGTTGCGATTGGTGATAGTGGATTTGGATTTAGAGAACCACCTTTACTCTCATTTGTTGATGGATGTGATAATGGATTTGGCGCTGGTGGTTATCCAATTATGGGTCAAGTTACAGATCCAAATGGAAATGAATCTCTTGGTGTGACAGGTGTTGTGATTACAAGCCCTGGCCAAAAATATTTGCCAAACACAACGGAAACAGACTTTGATGGGAATATCAAAGAAATAATTCCAGATCCAAACGCAAACTATGACGGTTCAGTTTCTTATGTAACTACATTGGATAGTGTTGTTGTCGAAAGCACAGGATTTGGATATGATGATAATGATACTGTTTCGGTGACTGGTGGATCTGTTGGTGATTCTTTAAGTCCTACAGTTGACACATCAATTGATGGTGATGTAACAGGGGCTGGTGATGTAACTGGTGATGTTGTAACTGATGTCGCTGGAACTGGTGCTGGTGTTGTCGCTGGAACTGGAACTGGTGTTGGCGCTGGAACTGTCACTGGTGTTGGTGTTGGTGTTGGTGCTGGAACTGGTGGTTTTGTTTCTGGTGATGGTATCAGTAATAATGGAGTTCAAATTCCTGGCCAAGCTGAGGTTGAATTAATCATTTCTGATGGTAGAATTGAGGGAGCAAATGTTATAAATGGAGGATTCGGATTTACCTCACTTCCAGATTTAACAATAAATAGTGATACTGGAGCTCTTGCTAGATTAACCCCAGTTCTTAAATTTACTAAAGTTGATGATGCAACACAACTAACTGACACTAACATTCCTTTCGATAGGAATTTACCTCAGAGTGCTGTTGTAACTGTAATTGATTGTATTACAAAATAAAATGACAAAACCAAAAGATAATAAACAACCAGAAATAAAAAAATATAAAAGATTCCAATTCCAGAGCGGTCAGGACACTATACACGGAATGACAAATTTCGAGGTTCAGACACAGGAAGCACAAACCTTTGGATTTTATGCTGATACAGGACAAGGGAAAAGTGAAACAGGTGGGCCTGGAACTGGTAAAGCAGTTTTATATACGCCAGGATCATCAACCGAAGTTCTTGGTGAAGGTTTAAAAGTGAGAAAATCTGGTGATATTGTTCAACTTCCAGCAAAGATTATAGAATGTAGAAGAGGTGATGTAATTATAGAGTGTGAAAATGGTGATATAACATTAAGAGGAAGAAATATTAATATTGAAGCTGTGGGTGGTGGTAAGGATGGAGTGCTCAATATAGGTGCAAATCGCATTGTGGATGTCGATGCTCCAGATATCAGACTTCAAGGAGAAAAAATATGCACAAAGGCAACGAAAGATTTAAGTATGATTAGCGAGGGTTTTACAGAAATGAAATATGCTTTTGCTATGTTTGCGAGTCAAGCTGATGAGAATTTTGGTGTAATGGCAAAAACTTTACAGGAAGCGACAAGTATTATTAAACCAAAAATAGGTGAAGCAACTAAAGCGATTGAGAAAAAATTAGAGAAAAAATTCAGTGAAATAGATACTGATAGTCTTGATCAGGTGGAAGATGCGTTGGAAGGAATCGCAAATCAAGCTGGCGAAGCATTTGGTAATATATTTCCTGACTTCGGTGGGGTTGCTTAATGAATATCTCTAGAGAACAAATAGATAAATTAGTTGTAGGAACAGATGATGTTTCTTATTTTGAACCAGATATATCACCGACTGGAACTGCGGTTCTAAATGGCCCTGTCTATATTGGAAAACCCACCATGTCTTTATTGGCAGGAGGATATGAGGCTTTTCTAAACGTAGCATCAATCCCTGCAATACAAAGTCCGATTGATAGACAACCAAAGATAGAGGCAGATTTAGCAATTCAATCTGATGGTAATGTTAATATCAGAGGTGATAGAAAAACTGATTTTGGATTGGAAGTGAGTGGAGGGTCAAGTGACCCTTTACATGTAAAGGGAGATATAATATGTGATGCTATTTCCCCTCGAAGTGTAGCAGCCAGATTTGGTGTTGCAGATAGTAGACCAAAACCATTTGATATAAAACATCCAACAAAGGGTGATGGTCATCGACTTCGTTATGCGTGTATTGAAGGCCCTGAAGTTGGAGTTTATTATCGTGGCAGACTTAAAGGTAAAAATATTATTGAATTGCCAGATTATTGGAGAGATCTTGTTCATGAGGATAGCATCACAGTTCAATTACAACCAATTGGTAAGAATCAAGATCTTGTAATTGAGAGTTTTAACAGTGCATATGTAGTGATTGAAATTGGTTCAAATCAAGATTTTTTGACTGGTGAAATACTAATTGATTGTTTTTATCATGTGTATGCTGAAAGAAAAGATGTGAATCCACTCATAACTGAATACGAAGGTAATGATTGTTTTGATTATCCTGATCCAAATTATAAACCTGGCGTTATAAATCCACGATATGATGATCCTAAGTTTTCAGGCCCACCCAACACAATCACAAGTTGATAAATAAAACAGAAGAAAATTTGTACATAGCCCAATAAGATGCCTCTTTCAAGACTGGAGAATTTTCTAAAGAATATTCAAGGTAATGTTATCTACGT